CCTTTCATTTTCAACTGAGCAATTAGATATCTAGCCGTATGATTCTTTGGAAGTTTTCTGAGCAAATCAAATGTTGCTGTCTGTTTATCTTCCCAAATTTGATTGAAGTATTTTCTATCTAAACCTTTTCGTTCAGACAACATCTCAAGTTTTCTTGTAGTGTTCAATCCATCGTATGTGCTTAGATGTTCTTCACGAGTAATTACAAACTCTTGACCAATCTTAGCAAGTGCATCATTCAATGCATCATAGTGTAACTCTCTCGAATCAATTAACACACCATCCAAATCAAAAATTACAAGTTTATTCTGCATCACGATGAACCTTATTATGTTTTACTATACTTGCACCATTACACTTCCAATTAGCAATCTCTCTCATACGAAGAGACCACTCAACATCTTCAGCACTGCCCCATGTCATTTCTTCATTCATTGGACACTTCTTCATAAAATCTTTTTTCACAATCATGTAACCACCTGACTGATACATGAATTTAGTATGACCCCAATCATCATATCTCAATGATGTGTAACGAGGAAAGATACGAGAGTCCCAACAAACCCAATCAGTGAAATGTCTCTTACCAGTAATCAACTGTTGTGCATTAGAACACACATCCCAATCTTCACCGAATGCTACAAAGTTTGTATACCAGTCTTTGTCGAAAGTGTAGTAGTCGTGAAAAATTACAACATTGTCGTACTTAGCTTCCTGTGCAAGAATGTTTTTCTTACGAGTGACCCATTTATCTTTTACAGTCTCATCAAAGAAAATGTGTTTGGCATTAGCGGTGTCGTTAAGAAAACCTTGTCCGATGACTAGAATTTCATGGTTAGGTATATTGAGTGCGGTAATAGAATCACAGACTTCATTTAGTCTCTGTTCATTTTTGTAGTCTGTTGTTATGCCGAAAGTAAAATTCATACGCACCTCAAAATATCATCGACTGTGTTCCCAATCAATCTATTGAGTGTAACATATTCATAGGATTTGTCAATCAATTCTTTGTCGCTTTTGAATGTTTTGAGAATGTTTACCAATTGTTCATCAGTATCATACACCATACCAAAGTCTTTCATTGTCTCAGCGCCAGCAATGTTACGAGCAACCCATTGTGTTTTATTCAACATCGATTCAAGAAGAACTAAACCAAAGCCTTCTGAGTGTGAATGTAGAATATACAAGTCTGCTTCACGAATTGCAGACATAACATCTGCACGAGAATCGATTAAAAATGGTTTGACAAACTCAGATTCATTTGGCATCATACCATGGCGATTATCATAACCAGTTAGCACGAGAGTTGTATCAGGAACTTGTGCATTGTTGAACACTTTAACTAATTCATGCATTGCTTTGTTTGGCCAGTAACCACCGCATGATAGAAACATATTCTTAGTTTTGATACCATACTTCTCACGAAAGCCTTGCATACCGATAGAAATCTTCTCATCAATGCCATGTCGAACAGCAACACCTTTTCTGAGTATATTGTGTTTTCTAATGTGTTTCCAATCTGCTGTAGTTGAGCATCCAAGATATTTACAATCTTGTAATGCTTTCAAACATGTTGGCGATTCAGATGGCAGAATCAATTGATAGAGAATAGGTGATTTTATTTTTGATGCATTCGATAAAACAAAATTCTGAACATTCACATCACCACCATGAACAACAATCAAATCCCATGTTTCATTTAGAATTTGTGCATCACTGCTAACTTTAACACCATTCAAGTCGCCTTGATGTTCGCCTGCTAGAACCCACACTTCATGCCCACGAGATAGGGTTTCTTCTGCCATGTCTCGAACATAGTTTTCTGAGCCACCAGGAAAAGGTGCATAACGATGCACAACATATAATAACTTAGCCATATTTCTTCTCAATAATTTTTCGCCATTCGGGAACACGGTCATACTGATGCACAAGATAGAATGGTTCACCTGTGCTGGTACACACTACATCATCTTTCATAATTGGTGTAGGCTCAAAGAGATGTGGTCTGAATTCTTCAATCTTACTTGGGTCAGCAGTTGTTCCTAATTGGGCTGCCCAACCTTCTTCAGAATTTGTGAATCTAGTCGTATCACGATATGTTTTTGTTTGTAACAAAACATTCAGTGCGGCTTGGTCTGGACCACCACCGCCAGGAACATTCTGTGGTGAACCTGAGCATGACATGAACAGATTCAAAAACAAATCAATCATTGTATCAAATCTACCTGATACAGTTCCTGCATTGTAGATGAGATTGTTTTTGTTTGCTTCGTAGATTAATGGACCAAAAGATTGAATGAGGTTATTCTTACCCCATGCCTCATCTCTGTAACGAATAGATTCACAAGCGACATTGATAGTCTTGTCGCCCATATTCTTTTCTAACCACTCTGATGGATTTCTTTGAAAGACAACATCACGAACATCGGTTGCTATTAGATAGCGATATTCTGCACGGTCTTCTAGTTGACTCATAAAGTACCATAGATGCATGAATCGTTCAAGCATGATGTTGAACTCTTCACGGTACTCGAATCTTTTCAATTCATCATTGCGAGTGAAAGCAATGATTATATAGCCTCTTTTGGTTAACTCTTCTACAACATCAAAAGAGATATTGTAGCAAAGCATAACTTTCTTGCCTGTGAACCCACAAGTGTCAAGAGAGTTTACCCAATACTTTATTTTGTCGAAATCATAATTGGTGATAGCACCAACAACCACATCTTGCATAACAACCTCACTTAATTAATTACTTATCTATAAATCCTAAAAATGACTCTACAGCAATTTTATCATCACTTGTTTTGAAATCTTTCTTTCGCATGATAGTCTTCATTCTAACTTCAAACGAATCACCCATTATATCAATAACTACAGGAAGATTCAAGTCTTTTTGCAAGTCTACCAGTACTGCTTGCCCATCACCATGTGCTTTAATCTTAGCCGCTTTGTTCTTCTCAATCTTTTTGAAGAACTGTTGCAACTCGGTAATCTTAATACAAGGAACATTTCTCGAATCGCTCATTCTTTCAGCAAAGTGTTTTGTGAATTGAATGTCTACTTGATATTTTTTAAGAAGTCTATCGGCAAATGTTTCTAAGTCTTTCAATTGCTGTGATGTATATAGAGTACATTGTTCAGCATCTTCTTTGACTGTTTGACCAGGAGTCTCTTTTTTATATTTCTTCACTAACTCTGGTCTACCTTCTTCACCAGCACCAGCTTTAGAGACAAACTCTTGTTCAGCAATATGTTCGGAAAACTTTAACATTTAACCTCTTGTAAGTGTTAGAATCTTTTGAATCTGCGCTTCAAGAATTGGTCTACGATTAGGCCAATTGATATATGGTTTGTCAGCAGTCTTTAGAAGATTCGATAAGAACGGCATAATAAGTTTTTCTACTTGCGTCAATCGTGCTTTGTATTCTTCAACAGTTTCATCTTTCTCTGCAATTACAGCATTGTATTCTTCTTCAGATACAGCAGAGAATCCAAAATCATTATCACTGTATTCATTTAGAATAGCATTAATATCATATTTCGTTGCCATTATTTGCTCCATGCCTTTTGTGCAGTGAAGTTTAGATGACTGAACTCAAGCCTATCAACTAACTTCACAGCGTTGCCTTTTAGTTTATCTACTGCAACAAAGCCTTCTGGATTTGTCACTTTGAAACCATCTTCAGTTTGTACAAATGTACTTGTGACTTGTCTCATCTGTTGCAACTTCTTAATTGTCATGTTCTTTGCTTCAACAAGTAAATTCTGCAAATCAAAAATGAGTTTTAAGTTACTTGCATTTGAACGATAGAATCGCATGATTTCATTCTTCTCTGTGATTCTTTTCTTTATGGTCTCTGCCATCTTAACTTCTTTGATAGCCTTGTTCAATTTATCTTCAACATAACGAATCAATTCAGCAGTGTGTGCAGTAGTGTTCTTAATAGCTTCACCTGAACGAACTTTTGTATTGTTGAATGTTTTGATTTGAACTTTTATAGTTTCACTTGTAGCAATCTCATTCAATGTTTTTGCATTGATTTGATTGAAGAGTCTTCCTGCATCAGCAAGAATGCCGGTGATTTGTATTGTCTCTTCTTTTGTGAATGTTGCAGTGCCTGATGCATCAGTGAAATATGCATCACGGAACCAAACATCTTTTGTTGTTGTCAGATTCTTGATATCGATATTGAATGATGCCTTCATATCTGAGAAAGTTTTACCAGTGTATGAAGTGTGAAATACAATACCCATCTGTGCGGCAAGCATTGTCTTTGCTAACTTTGATTCTGATGGAACTGCATAGATTAGTGTGTTTGGTTGAAATGTAATATACTCAACACCATCAATTGTCTGAGTTTTCACATCACCTTTAGAGAACATCATGTCACCTTGCAAGACACCTTTGATGCCAAGTTTTGGAAGATATCTTAGTGCAACTTTCAACTTTGCATTAAGACCTTCACCACTATGGTTAGTATCGATATCGGCATCAGTGTAATTCAACTTTGCATTTGCATTGAAGACACCTTTAGTACCAACAAAGAATTTACCATTGTCTGGATTGATACCGCAGAACACTGCTGGTGAACCATCCCATTTTGTTGTGGTATTGATTTTTGATTCTGAATGACCAGCAAGCATATCACGCAGTGAACGAAGAAAGTTAATCGCATCTCTAGTACCAGCGACACCACGATTCAGAACTTCATCTTCAAGATGTTCAAGGTGAAGGTTTGCACCCTCTTTCTTTGCTTCGTTTAAAAATTGTGCGAATTTCATTTGCTGTAAATACCTCTACCAACTTCTAAGTAGAATTTTGCTTCATTCGCTGGCGGTGGTCTTAGTTTTGTTCTAATCTGAAAAATTGGAAGATTGAAAGTAAATTTATCAAATTTATAGAGACCTTCAAAAATTAAATTATTTCCTCTAACTTTCACAATCAATTTTGTCTTTTTTTCAAGTTCATCAAAATGCTCTACAGTAATTTCCTTCACGGTGCTACTTTGCACATCAACAACATTTGCTAAGTCAGAACCAAAAATACTTTTTCTTAAAAAAGCATACGCCGTTTTTGAAAAATTTGCGTCTTTTGATTTTTTAACTATCTCATCTTTTAACTCAGTATACATTTCAGTTATCAATTCAAATTTTGCTTTTTGTTCAATAGGACCATTAAAAGGTTTACTTAGTCTAATATACTTTTCTTTCGCATCCCAATCAATACCCATAGCTTTTGCAAAATCTAACATACCATGATAAGGTGATAAATTTGCAACTGTAACGCTTTCTGATTTAAGAGAAAATGGTAAACTACCAGATATTATTTTTTTATTAGAATTTTTAGCTGTGGCATAAACTTCTAATGTAACATCACCTTTCAATTCTCCTCCACTCGATTCTCCTGCAATCCCATCGGCAATAACTGTAAATGTCACATTATCCGATGCATTATTATCTAAAAAATAATTCACAGCATCATTAGCTTTTTTTGCAAAACTTGCCGACTTAAACGATGTGATTAATTGATTAATTTTCATATCAATATTACCAACATCTTTAGATGATTTATATAACAACTCATATTCTTTATCAAAAGCACCTTGAACGGATTGTGGTTTTAGACGCATTTCAAATCCAACATTAAATAAATCCGCAGGATTTTTATCTTTTTGTCTTTTCAGTTTTGAAGCTACAGTATATTTAAATCTTCCTGTATTAAACATTTTTGTGTCAATTTGTGTGCGAATTTTATTTAATGCACTCTTATCTACTTTTCCATAAGCCAAATGCAAAGCTAGAGCAATCGTGAAAAGACCTTCAACTATGTCTCCTTCATTTAATTTTGCCATTGTAACTCCATGAAGTTGTTATTGTAATGACCTATTTATATCAATCGGGTCCTAACATCTTCTCCATGAGCATGTTATGTTTAGCGGTCTCAAGCATTCCAATTGTACCGACAAAATCATTTGTGTGTCCATATAGAGTAATCTCAGCATCTGAATCCATAGTTGCTACAAGATATTCTTTAATCGTACCATCTTCAATATTTTTTCTCACTTCTTCTAAAATGTCAAGCATGTGTTGTTTTGTCTTTTTTTCATTTTTACTCGAATCAAATTCTACGACTTTCATATGTTTCCTAAGTGTAATGCAAATAACCGCCAATGATATATTTAGGTCCGCTTATAGGTTTCAGACCTGCGTGAGGATATGTCCACATAGGCGGAAACATGAGTAGTCTGCCTGTGACTGGTTTAACTACGGATGTCGTTTCAGAATCACTATTCCACTGAAAAGCAGTCTCACCACCAACTTCAACATCATTCAAGTACCAGAAGTAAACAAGAAATCTACGAGCCGAATCGTGATTACCCACATCAACATGAAGTTTGAATTCATCTTTATCATTGGGCATGTATCTTTTCATTCGAAAATGTTCACATGCAAGTTCATCTGGCCAGACTTTATCATCAAGGCTCAAGTCATGCTTGTAATATTTCAGAAACTTCTGCATCTCATCCACAAGCATATTGTGAATGTCTTTCCAATCAGGATATGCTGATATGTTTAATTCGGTAAAATATCTATGACCTTCCAATTCTGTTTGTATATGTCTATCGGTGTCATACTCAAATCTCTTTATGATTTCATCACACTTATTTTTATCAAGTGCATTATCATAATATCTCACACAGTTTATCATACTTTAAAACCCTCAAACTTTTTATTGAATTTACCTTCACGATTACCGAATGTGTTCAGTGGTCTGTCAGGTGCGTTCTGACCTGAGTCAGAGATATCATCTTGTGCAGACTGTTCAACATCATACAATCTCATCTTTGATTTGTCAATACCAACAACGAATCTTTTGTTTGTAGTTGGGTCTGCATATCTATTCTTCAATTGCTTTACCATAATCTGATTCAAGGCTTCAAGTTCTTCAGTTGAAATCAAAGCAAACATAAAGTCAGCAGTCGCTGGTAGACCAAACGATTCAGAAGTATCTTCAAGCCCTGGATCGGTATTTGAGAAACCACTTCTTGTTGTTTGTGTAGCTGATACAATTGGTAGATTCTCTTCAACAGCAAGCCCACGCAACTCTTCTGCAATTGCTTTGATGTATGAGTAACTATTCACATTTGCGCCATGTTTCAATCGTGCAGAACAGCAAATGTTCAGATAGTCAATGAAGATAATATCAGGGCTGAAATTTCTTTTCAATCTCAATTCATTCAACAATGCTTTGAAGTGTAGAACAGATGCACCAGCGGTTGGATATTCTTTGATGATTAACTTACCTTGAGTCTTTGACTTCAGTGCAGAGAATCGTCTATCATAATCAGACTTTGAAATCAAGGCCAAGTCACTGATAGGCACATTCAAAAGATTTGCATCAATCCTCTCAGCAATCTTTTCTTCAGCCATTTCCATTGTGATATAGAGAACATTCTGACCAGCAGAGATACAACCAGATGCAACATGACACATGAACAAACTCTTACCAACACCAGTACCAGCAAGTGCAATGTTAAGAGTCTTGTTAGGTAGACCACCTTTTGTAATCTTGTTGAAGAAGTCTAAATCAAAACCAATTCGTTCTTCTTTACGATGATAGAATTCGAATCGTTCATTAGAGTTTTCAAGATAATCATGCCCAACATTTGGGTCAAACGAAACACCAAGTGCTGTAGAAAGCATCTCTGGAATAGCACCTTTGTTCTTTGCGCCACTCTTATCATCAAGAACAGAAACTGCCTCTAGGACTGCATTGTAGATTGCTTTATCTTGACAGAACTTTTCTGTAGTCTTTACCAACCATTCTTTTTCAGTTGGCTCATCTTTGTTTGTTTTGATTGTTTCAAGAATACCAATCGCAGAACGAACCTCTTCCTCTTTGAGTTTCTTAGACTCAGTTAAGTTTATTACAAGAGATTCGTGAGTTGGTAGATTGTTGTATTCATTAACGAAGTCAGATATTTCTTTGAATACAACTCTCTCATTAGTGTCGCCAAAGTATTCTGGCTTTAGGAATGGCAGAACTTTTCGTGTAAATTCTTCACTATAGATTAGATTCTTCAGAATCGTAAGTTCCAACCGATGCATTTTCTTCCTTTAAAATATATTGTTCAAGCAACAGCACAAGGATGTCACCCATCATTGTAGCAAATTTTTCATTTGATTGCAATGATTCGTATGAATGTTCACCTAGATAATCCACAGTATATTCATACGATAATTTTGCCTGAACATCTTGGTCGGTTATCCATGTCTTTCCGTAGTGATACTTTACACCTTTGAAGTCACCCTGTAGGATTGTAACACCAGTCCATTCAGGTGCTTCAAAGAATTTAAAGTCTACGCCTTCTTCAAGCGTCTTCGGCTTCGGCATGAACAAGTTCTTCAGTTTGGAGAATACTTCCATAAGATATCTCATATTTTTTACTCACATATTCTTTGAAAGATTCACTTGATAAAATGTCTTTCCAAAATGCTTCGGTTTGAGTT